ATGGCTCACACCGTCACACGCCTTTTGCCAGAGGCATTTGAACGACTGGCAGCAATCAAAGCCAAATATCCCGATATGAAGCACACAGCGCTTGTTGGGGAGATTTTAAAAGAGTCGGTAAACCTTAGCCCTTTCGATAACGTTAAGGGCGTTGCAGAGGGTTCTAAGGCCATCAGAATCACAACGGGCCAACTGGAACTACTCAAAGCACAGTCCGCAGTAGCAGGTTGCTCAATGATTCAGGTGTTAAGCGCAAAGGTCCATCAATTAGCGGATAGGCTGGGGGTTTAATGCTATGCACATTTGATTATCATGCGTTTTATCGCCATAGAGGCCACCTTGTCCGTGAGAATAACGGAACATGGAAAGATTTAACTCGTAATGCTGAACCCTTCACACACCAGCAATTAAAATCCCGCTTCTCCAGATGGAAGAATGCACCAGCAGATACTGGTGATTTTGAGATTATCCATACCTTCGATTATGCCTCAGAAGATGACCTTCACGATGCAATTAAGCTGATTGAAGACTTCAATACCTCAGAAGATGTGGATGGTGACAAATATAAATCCCGTGGTAACCGCTATAACCGTGATGATATCACTCAGGCCATAAATGCTGGTCAATCTCAGCGATACATTACAGAAAAATATGGTATTTCACGGAGACAGTATTTCTACGTTAAATCATTGATTAATAAAGACAATTCAAAATAACCATCTAAGAAACGGTAGAATGCACTTTACAGGCAGAGTTGCACCTTAATTTGATAAATTACCTTACCAGCCAGTGCAACTCCCTCTGTAACCCGCATGGTTACCGGCCTCAGAATGGCTATTTTAAGAGGTCTGAGATGTGTTTTAGAGGAATTTAAAATGAGCAATTACGAATTACAGATTTTCGTTGATAACGACACCGCTATGATGATTCAGGCTTTCAGTGATTCCGGTGTATCAATTGACTTTGACAGGCTGTTAAAGCTGATGGCTGATAATGCAGAAAACATCTCTGACTTTATTCAGTCGGTGGAGTTTAACGAGCCTCGAATGATGCTACCAATTAAAGACAGCAACATGAAAAGATTGGTTATCGAGCAAACGAACAAATACAGCGTTAGCCCTGAAAAATATCTCAAGGCAGCCATAGCAATCCTGTACGCTGACAATATTTTGGTTACGGATTCGAAGGTGGTGCATTAATGAGCTTAATAATTGCTTGGACAGCTTTGGGTTTATTTGTTGGTTGCTGGGTAGGTAACACAGTAAATAAGAATTGATGTTACCAATCTGTTAAAAAGCTGTTGACAAATAATCTTAAGCATGACATAATTGTATATATAGGAAGAGCAATTTTTCCTAAAATCATATTTTCAATAATCCGATGGATGGATATTCTGAGTTGGTGAGGTATGTTCTATACCGAACATTCTGAAAGGTGCAATGCTTTTCGTCATGGCCTTTCAGTTTAGTCTGAGAGGTCATCTCAAAAAGTGCTTAATCATTCATTATTGAACCCTTACAGCTTTGCCCTAACTCATGATTAGGGCGTTTTCTTTAAGAGTTTTTAAACAGAGCTTTTAAAGAAAGTTTTTCCTGAAACTTCGTTAACGTTAAAGCAAACCTTCAAAGCCCTTCACAGATGAGGATGATTCCATGAATATCCGAATCACCTATGTTTAGGGCTTTTCTTAATAGAGCATCTTTAATCAATCGTTAAGTCATCTTCTAAGTATATTGGCGTTGAAGGTGCTCTATTAAGAAATAACCACACACTTAGAGGAAATGATAATGACAGACGATATTTACATTAATGGCAGAAAGGTTGATAGCTTCGGTGACTGGTCGCCACAGACTGAACATCCAGCTATCACTATTCAGCGCAAAGAACACGATGAAAGAATTAAGCTTGAGCAATCGCTAAAGATGTCACCAAAGGAAATTACCTTTGTGTCTCCTGAACCTCAAGAAATGCCAGATATCTGCAAAAGTGAAGCACTATTTAATCTTGAGCGTGAATATTACCCACAGTTAAAAGAACAGCGTATTCGACTTGATATTGCTTACAGCAAAGTTACCCTGATGCAATCAGCTATTGAGCCGTCAGAATTTGAGATTCAGGATGAATTGTCACAGAAACCATTTGTCTATTACCAATATGAAGACAATGATGGTTTTGGTACTTTTCCAGAAAACGTCGCAGCCGTGATTAGTAGTCTTCCTGCTGGATATCGAATTGTGAAGATGGTTAAAGCTTCAAGAGGTGCTGGGCAGTTTATTTACATGACCAATAAGAGCGATGAAGAACTCTGTGAACTTGCTAGACAGAACATCTTGGCATCACGTAACAAGCAACTTGAAAATGTTAAGTTGTATCTCTCAAGAGAGCTTCAGGCTATGAAAGAGCTTGTGAAAGAATATGAAGATGCTAAGAAGATTGCTATGCAGGCTGATATTGAGCAGTTAACGAAGATTTCAACGAAGTACGCAAAGGTGCTTTAACTACGAATTAAAAAGGGGTGTGAATGATTGATTTAACAGAACGCTATGAACTTATCAAAGCAATTAGCGAGAGATTGAAAGAACAACCCAACAAACCAAAACGAATCAAATCATCCACCTCTAAGCAAAAGAACAGGGTCAGGAGAATCGCCAAATGGTGTCTTGATAAATTACCAAGTGATTGTCAGATTGTCGGTGAAGATGGTAATTATTATCTGGTTAGGTAACAAGAATTGGTTGGGTAAAAATCTACGGGAGAGATTATCGAGTGACATCGGTAGTTTCTCCCTTTTTTGTATATGAGATAGTCTTCTATCGAATCCTATATGTGCTACGTGAAATCTTCTGAACAGATATACCCACCAAAAATTATTTTTTACGTAGCTCACGCTTAAAGAGGTGAAATATGAACAATGGCACAATTTAAAGTTGATGATTTTTTGATTGAGCTAAGTTTTAGCTCTCAGAAGGTTTTAAAAGGTCTGGAAAAAGCCGAGAAACAAACGATGCAGGTAGCATCACGAATTGAGAAGCGATTGAATAAAGCTTTTAAAGTTAACCCTACGCCTTTAAATGATTCCCTCAAGGTCATGGAAAGGAATGTCGATAAAACTGTTTCCAAGATTGAGCAGCGTCTTAAAAACACTAAAGCGTTTAAGATTAAAACGGAAATTGAGGATACTTTAAAGCCACTTAGACAGCCAAGACAGCCAAGAGTAAATACTGGTGACCGAGCTGTAAGAGCAGCTTATTCAGCGAATATGAGCAAGCTAAAAGGCTTCGACCCTATTTTGCAGAAATACATCAAATCTCAGTTTTACGGACTATCTGCTAAAGCTGGGTCAATGGATAATTCAAAATTCAATGAGAAGTTAGCCCAGTTAAATACTTCAGTCAGAGAAGCAATTGCTAAAGCCAGAGGTCATACATCCACCAGCATTAATGGTGACAGAGCAGCTAATAGTCTTGATAACCTGTCTTCAGCAGCAGTTAAAACAGCAGGTGCATTTATCTCAATGCAGGCTGTATTAGCCAGTTATCAGAAGATTATGGAAATTGGTTTACAGCGTGCAAGTGCTGAACGTTCAATTGATTTCGTATTTGATAAAGATGCAGGTCAGGTAAAAGAGTTCACAAAGTCATTAGCTCAAACAACGGGTTTAGATATCGCTGAACTGCAATCACAGTTTGCTGGTTTCGGTGCTTCAGCTAAAGAGTCTATGGGTATTCAAGGTTCTGAAGAACTTTTTAAAAATATGATTGGCTATGCTCGTCTGATGGGGAGAAGTGAAGAAGAGATTAAGCGAGCATTTACAGCATTATCACAGATGGCTGGTAAGGGTCAGATTATGGCTGAAGAGCTTAAGGGGCAATTAGCTGAAGCTGTTCCTGGTATGGTGCAGGTATTCGCTAAAGCAACCGGAAAGACTGAACAGGAATTATTTGATGCCATGAAGAAGGGGGCTTTAAAATCTGCCGATACTCTTCAGAAGGTCACTCAGGAACTGAATAAACAAATCACCGCTAAAGGTGGCTGGAAAGCTATTTCAGAAAGTACTCAGGCACAACTAGGGAACCTGAAAAACTCTTGGAATACCACGCTTGATAGTATTTTCAGAGGTTCTGAAGATGGTCTGCAAGATTTTACAAGAAGCCTAACAACGCTTTTAAACGCTCTTGGTGGGAGTGGTAAAACATTAGGTGAAAGTTTTGGTAGCTTGATGAGCGATATGTCACATGGTGTCGATAACCTGACTGATATTAGTTACAGGGTAAGGGCGTTCTTTGACGAGGTGACATTGGCTTATCGTTCACTAAATGACACTCAGAAAAAAATTGTTGACGGTTTATCTGATGGGTTAATTGATGGTTTGAAGATGCTTGCTGTGGCTGTTACTGCTCAAAAGGCTGCAAATGTAGCTGGAGGCTTGTTAAACCTTGCAAATGCTGTTACTTCATTCGGTGACGCTGTTAATAAAGCTAAAGCTGGAAAGGCTGGTTCTTCAGGTGGTGCATTAAGCAAAGTCGGTAAAGTTGTTCTTTATGCGGAGTTGGTAAACTTTGCTCTTGATAATTTAAACCCTGAAGCAGCTAAGAATCCGAACTTACATCAATCAGGTATTGGCACAGAAACAAACTTCAACCCTGAATACAAAGGCGATTCATCTAAACCAAACCAAATTAATGAGGGATGGGCTAAGATTGGTAGTTCTATCGCTGACTGGTTTAATGGTGCGGCTAATAAAATTGCTAACTTCCAAGAGCCAATGAGTAACCTTGTTAATAACACACAATCAACTCCACCAGCTATTACAGGTGACATTGTGAATAGCAATGCTCAACTTGCAATGACTATTAGTGAACTATCACGCAAGGTAGACGATTTAACAGCAGAAACCAAGAAGCCTCTAGCAGTTAATATCACTGGTGAAGCAATTGTTAGACCGGATGAACCAGCTTTCTTTACTTTCAATCAATCGGCTAATGACCAGTTCACGCAGGATATGCTCTTAAGTTCAAGCTATCCAGAGGAAGAATAATAATAGCCGAATGCTACGTGAAATCTCCTGAACAGATATACCCACTAAAAATTAGTTTTTACGTAGCTCACGCTTAACAGAGAAAATACTTATATATCAAAGGCTTAGCTAAAAATGATTAAAATATACTAAGTCTTTGAAATCAAAGGAGAATTTAATGATTTACACTAATCAGCTTCGTTACACTGGCAAAGATGGCGTTTACTTTCATCTACAAGGCCAACCAGATAATTTCTTGTCACTATCAGCAACTGAAAACATGGAATTTGATAGCCCTATGATGGTTACCACTCAAAATATGCAATCAGGGCAAACCGTCACAGATAATGTTCAAAGAGCACCCAGAACAATCACTATTAGTGGTGTCGTTGTGGTTGGTGAATCCGGTAGTATCCTTATCTCAAGAGATACTAAGCTGGTGGAAAACTTCATCGACACTCTAGAAAGCTGGCGTGACCAGAAACAAATTATTTCTGTCATCTGTCGAGACGGTATCAAAATTGACGATTCCATTATTACGAGTTTTAAAGCCTCTAAAGATGTTGGTATTGCCAATGGTCTTAGAATCCAGCTAACTTTTCAGGAAATTAACTTTAAAGCTATCGTAGGGCAAACTGATATTTCGGCTGCGACCGGAAGGACTTCTACCACAAGTGATGGTGGTGCTACCAGTAAAAAGAATACAGGGAACACTACGACAAGCTTAGGTAACGGTATGTTGATGTGTCAGGAGCTATATAATCGCTCTACGAGTGAACTTACTAATGAGCAACTTCAAGCCCGTATCAATTGTGGTAAAAGTGTCAAAGTTGAGAACGGAAAAAGCACCTTCTCAGATGCCGCTAATGAGCAAGCTTCAAAGGTGCTTAATAATGCTGGTACAGGTAGTACTTTGAAGAAGTTTTCTGTGAATCCTAACAAGCGATACTGACGATAGAATCTCAACTATATGATAACCTCATCAACACCTATTAAACCCCTCTCAGTGACCTCAGAAAGCGACTGTATAGCCTCTGTAACGTCCTCTGAGGGGTTTTCTGTTATTGGTAAGGTGATTGCTCTACCATTGTGAAAAGTCACTTTACAGCGACGTTTAGCAGTATTTAAAACGACCTCTTTAACAGCACTTTTGATTATCAGTTGTGCTTCAATCCTTCCCGCCTTTGTAGTCAAGTCACAATCAGACAAACAACCCACATCAATAGATTTAAGGCGTTGTGTCTCCTTCTCGATATCAGCATCAACCTGTGATAGCTCACCTTTTAACTGTCTTAGTTTGCTGGTAATAGCGGACAAGTCTTCAATTTCCAGTGATAGTTGTACCAGCTTTTCTATATTGCTTGAGATGTGTTCACGGTGTAGCTTCAGCGTATCTATGGTATTCGTCGTATCGCTATCAAATCGGTCAAGACGAGATAGCAGGGCAAGCAATGTACCATCGGTTTGCTTACGTGACAGCCCTTTAGCACTACAACGGTTTTCATTACGAAGAGGACAACGATAAATCCCGTTTCTTGTATCGCTAAAGCCTGTGATAATCAGAGCATGACCACATTCAGAACAACGGATAACACCTTTAAAGAGATTCACACTCAATGGTTTAGCTGAAACAGGTTTTCGACCGTAACGAGAATGTGATAGTTGTTGAACTTTGTAGAAATCAGTCTCATGGATGATAGAGGGGAAATAACCAGCTATCTCCTCACGGCCTTTAGGTGTGAAATAACCAATTACAGAGCGATTCTTCAGAAGGTCTTGCACTGAGGTTTGACCAAACTTACCCGGCTTATACTGGTTCATCGACTGGTGACATTCATCATTAAGAGTTCTGACAATCTCCCAGATAGACTTACCCTCTAACCGTAGCTGAAAGCACCTCTTCACAGTCTCCACTTTCTCAGGTATCACAGAGAAGCTTTTACGGTCATCATTAAGCTTAAGCCATGCAGGACAACGCCTAGAAATCTTGATACCAGCTTTAGCAGCTTCTTTCTTTGCATCCCATGCTGCCTGTATACGCTCAGACTTCCTCAGACTTTCCTCATGCGCCCGCTGCATTATCAGAATGCTTTTAATCAAGGATAACGGGTCTTTTAAACTTTCTCGTGTGTAATGTTCACCATCGGACAAGGTGACCACATCTACACCAGAGCGAAGAATGTTTCTGAGTAGCTCACTTGCTCGGTCTACGGCCTGACGTGACAAACGGTCAAGAGATTCTATCAAGAGCGTATCACCAGCTTTAACAAGCCCTTTCTCGATAGCGGTTAGAAAGTCACCTAAGCCACCTTTCAAGTGCTTACCAGTAAACCCGCTAACGCCTAAATCACGAAAAGTAAGGGATTCATCCAGATAGTACTCAGGATGAGCCTTAAGCCAATCAGTGACCATCTTAGACTGTCTGCGGAGTGAGTCGCCTTTAGCTTGCTTCTCTGATGAGAAACGAATGTATGAAATGACACGTTTCATTTTTTACCACCTCAAAACTGATACCTAGATTGTATCGCTTTAGGTAGTGTATTTAAACGTGTCTAATAAAAATCACCCGATTAACGCCGCGCTGATGTAAACCGCGATTAAGCGTTTGTTCCTCTTCCCCTTTGGCGAAAAACTGTGGATGGCGGACTTCCACACCATAATTAAATTCGCCAGGGAGAGAATCGAGAAAATGCCAAAGCGCAGGCAGCTCCCGTGGGCCGAATGTGGCAGGCAGTTGCAGCCAGTATTGCCCAATGCGCGGAGCCAACGGTGACATGCGGGTCAAAAATTCAGTCACTAAATCATCGCAATGTCGTAATGCTGCCTGATGCGAAATGGTCGCCGGAAACTTAAAACAGAAGCGGAAGTCATCTGTGGTCTGTTCACGCCAGCGCAGGACAACCTCGGGTTTCGGCAGGGCGTAAAGCGTGGTGTTGCCCTCCACGCAGTTAATGTGACGGCAACTACCATTAAAACAACTGATATTTAAAGATATTATTTCAGAGTCTGGCTCTATGGGGCATGTATGGGACACTCTCCGTCAACTGCTTATTGAGTAGTTCTATTTGCCCGATATTGTTATCTTTCATCCATGCTCCGTAAACGTTGAATACCATTTGTGCATTTGCATGGCCCATTTGGTTTGCTATGAAGCTTGGATTCGCTCCTGCCGATAATGCCCAACAGGCATAAGTATGCCTGGACTGATAGGCTTTTCTGTGCCGCAGTCCTGCTCGCCTTAATGCAGATGCCCAGGAATCTCTGATGGAATCTGCTTTATAGTGGTGACCGACTTGCTGGCATTTTTTTACCAGTTGCGGATTAAAAACAAACGTGCATTCATGGCGTGCGGTGCGACCGAACTCCCGAAGCTTGACGTCAATTTGATACTGAGGGCCAAGTCTTGTCATTTCAGCCTGGCTTTTCAGGGCATCAACAGCTGGTTGAACAAGATGAATAACACGATCAGTTCCCGCTTCTGTTTTTGGTAGAGTGAACTCCCCGAGTTTTGTATAATTACGACGGATAGTCATTGTTTTAGCTTTTAAATCAATATCCTCCCAGGCGAGAGATATTAGCTCACCGTGACGAATGCCTGTGTATACTGCTAAGGACCACAGGTTTTTTGTTTGTTGATGGTGACAGGCATCAATAAAACGAATAAATTCGTCACGTGTGAGCGGATCTGGTTCTGTTCTGGATCTCTTTAATGGTGTCAGGCCGTTAAATGGGTTTGACACGATATAGCCGTTATCAGCCGCAAATTGAAACATTCCTGCAATTGTCGTCATGTAGTAATTAACCGTAACTACTGACCTCCCTTTAATCGGCGTTGTTTTTCCGTTAGAAAGATTATGATACCCGGTCAATAAATCTTTCCTGATAAACAGTAAATCTTCCTTTGTTACCGACGAAGCAAGACGTTTTTCCCCTATGCGAGGAAGCATGTTTCTCACCACGGATTGATACCGACTGAATGCATTACTTCCTATCTCAATTTTCTTAAGGTCCAACCATTTTTCCGAAAGTGCCTTAACGGTTATCTCTCTTTTTCCCAGACCAAAGTGTTTCAGGTTAGGGGAATTAGGGAACTGCGCGGCGTAGTCGAAACTCCCCATTCTGATTGCAAAACAAACAGAAGTGCGAAGCTCACCAGCGATCTTCCGGTTTTTGGCGGTGTCAGGAACACCGAGGTTTTCTCTGACACGTTTGCCATTATAGTGAAACCATATACGGAGTGATCCTCCATGGTTTTCAACGCCTGTCGGGTATGATGCGTTACTCATAAAACCTCCCAGACGTCCAGGAGCATTAACAGGTTAACCGGAACTTGCATTTTTGGCACCTGGTTGTTTCTGGTTTTCGATCCATCGCATAATTTCTTCGATGTTGTACAGGCATTCACTGTAATGCCCCGGATCACCTTCTACAGCGTAATGGCGGTATTCTTTTCCCTGCATCCATGACTTTCTTCTGGCTCGCTCGATGGTGCCAGGCTTTAGCCCTGTTGATGCAATGAGGACTCTCTCCGTACACCATTTGCTGGGGGTTATCTGATAGATGATTGTCTGCATGCCAACCTCATAAAACTTTCATCCACGGCAGTGGCACCACACTTCAAACATTCGCTTCACATCTTCTGTACAACACGGTGTTGTTTATGCAGCGAACAATTTTTACCGGGTAACCGGCACTGTCGGTATACAGTTGTCCCTGATTAATCAGAGCGAACATTTTTTCTCCTGCTCTCTGAATAGTGAGAACTTCAGAGCCGTATGTTTGTAGCGGGTTCAATGCTGATAATTTCTGCTGAGATAAGCATCCCGGCAAGCCAGAGTTCCCCGGACAGGTCTTCATCCTGGCATATCAGTTCGCCAATATTAATGGTGGCCATGATATCCGTTTCCCCTGTGCGCTCATCCAGGACTTCTTCATAAGGCAGCGTTGCGTACAGGCTTTCAATAGCGCAATTGATAACATCCAGTCCGGTCAGATTGCCGCCGACAGTAACTTCGAATGTTTCGCGGTATTCCCATAGTCCGAAAGTTAATCGAACGGTTTGTTTTGCCATGCGTCCGCACGACGTCAGATTCGGGTCATAGTTCATTATTTGCGGTTGAGTATTCTGGTTGTTCATCTGATTTTCCATTAACCCGGCGGTTTGCCGGGCGTGTAAGTTATTTAATCTGGATAAATGGTGTATTGGCACCACTGGTCATGTATTGCGGCAGTGTACCGTTCCACTTGTTGATGGCTTCCAGCTCCATGACGCCAGGGTTCTGGCGCAGAGCTTCGCCGCGTAAACGAATGGCATCGGCTTCTGCCAGGGCTTTTGTTCGAATGGCATCAGCCTGTCCGGCAGCTTCTGCACGTAGCATGTTGGCCTCCGCTTCACGTTGCTTGACTTCCTGTTCGCGCTGCAGGGTTTTCTGGTTTGCCGTGACTTTGGCGTTAATGCTGTCGATAACGGTTGGCGGGTATTCCGGTTTACCTACATAAGAGAGGCTCATTACCTGAATGCCGATGGGTGACATCTCTTCCTGAATGTCTTTAAGTGCGGTATCCAGTAGTTCAGACTTGCCGCCGTCGATAAATTTGTCGGTGGTCATTTTGCTGGCCAGTCGATTGAGTGCGTCGGCGATCTTCTGGCGCAGGTCAGTGGCGGTAATGTCATCCACGCCTTTGCGGTAGGTCTGAAACACCGTGGTAACTTTGGATGGATCAACTTTGTAGGCAACACCGATGTGATAGCCGATGGTTGTGCCGTCACTCATCTGGAAGCTGAACGGCTCATCGTAGGTCTTCATTTGTTTGAAGGTTGGGAAGATGTAAACTTCAGTATTCCAGCCAGTCCAGTAGCGACCAACACCGACCACCTCACCGACGCCTTTATCGTCGCCCAGTTTATTTACTTTGATGCCAACATTACCGGGTTCAACGCGATCGCAGCCGACAAGGCTAATGGTCGGCAGAACAATGGCTAAAGCAAAAATAATTTTTTTCATTTTTTATCCTTAGTGAAAGAAAGACCCTTGTAAATGGCATAAATGCAGGGCGGGGTCAGAAACGCCAGTGCAAAGCCAGAAGTAACTGCTATCGTATCCTTCATGGATATAAGGAACGGAACGAGTAATCCGTAAATGCATGCGATAATTGCCAGTAAAATTACTATTGTGAAATACAGTCTCATTGGTATGTGGTATCCCGATATTTTTAACTGACAGACAGCGCAATAAAGAGAATAATGATTTCTGTTATTGTCAGTACTGTGGCAAGGATTAAAAGCAGTTTTACTCTGCTTAATTCACGGTTGTTTTTCATATAAATGGTTAGTAAAAAACGGAAGAATTATATTCTTCTTAATATTTAATGTGTCACTGGCCTTCTGGCATACCATGAGTATTCAGGTCGTTAATCATTTCATCCAGAAGGAGTTCAAGCCCTTCTCGCCCCATGTCTGAAACAATGAAACCTTTATCTGGGTATGTAATGAGCATTTTCTGATAAAGAAACAGCGCTCTACCCATTCCTTCTGCCTCGCCGTATTTTTGAATTAAATTCCATTCAATATACTGCTGTAAGGCAAACCGAATGGGGCCGGGATATATCGTCATAACCCCATGCTTCCCGTTATATATTACGGCGCGATCTGTTGTTCCGTGTTCATTCGGGACATCAATTGTGCCGTTCTTGTCTTCTTCTTCGTTGATGAATGTCGTCACATACAACCATCGCCACTGGGCAACCTTCATCTCAACCGGAAGTTTTCCCAGTAATCCTGCTTCGTCAGCTTGCGCGAGACACTGAAGGATACGTAAACCTCGCACATTAGGAGTATCGAATTCTCCAGCATCCAGACGGCGTATGGCGTCGTGATAATCAATAGTCATACTGCCTGTTTGTATACCATTGGCTGTTGCTTCAGCCTGGAATTCAGCGTATTGCATGAAATTTATTCCTCATCTTCATCTGCTGGTGCAATAACGTCATATCCTGCCTTTTCTGCAATAAACAGGAATGTTGAAAGATTTCCTACAAATTCATCGTCATGAACATGACGAATTAATACTACTTTCCCGTTTTTGATGGTCAGCAATACTCTGGTTTGTTCGTGTTCTGCTGTTTTCTGATGCATTATTATCTCCCGTATGCTTTACGCAGAAACAAGCAGGCAATATGCATGTAATTTTTCCCGTGCTGTGCAATAAGGCAGGCTGTTTTGTGTGATGCCTTATGTTTTATAAAGGTCATATAAAACCTCCTGTGGATTAAGGGTGTGATAATCCCCGGCGATTAAGCCGTAATATATTATCCGGAGATGACTTGTTCTATTTAACTGGTTAGTTCTTTTTCAGCAGCTGCTTCAGCATAGCAACGTGCAAATTCAAGAACTTCATCACCTGTTCTTTTTATTGCGTCGTTGTCTGACATTTGTAATACAACAACTGCGCATAATAAATTATGGATATTGTTTGCAAAGGAATCCGGTGCCAGGCATAAGCCTTCATACTTATCATGGATATTGCCAGTCATTGTTGTTACTCCTTTGCTTCTGATTTGCCTGTTAACAACCACATCAGGTCACAATTAAGAGCACTGGCCAGTGGTACTATCTGATCAGCAGGAACTTCATGGATGCCGCATTCCCAGTCATTTATGGGGTCGCTATAGGTATTAATCATGCGGGCAAGATCAGATTCGGTTAATCCCAGTTTTTTACGTGCGCTTTTGATGCGTGTGCCAATACTTTCCATATGGGCTTCAGGAGCATTTACGCGCACAGGTACTGCGGTATTGTTTTCACTCAGCAGAGAAAGCGGATCGCATCCCAGGACGTTTGCCAGGGGGATAAGCATGCTGATGGTTGGTTCGTACTCTCCGCTCTCCCACTGGATGATAATTTCTTCATCGAGATCGAGCAGCCTGGCGAGTTCGGCAGTTGTTAAGCCGCAGGCTTCACGTTTGGTGCGTATGCAGGCTATCTTGTTGCCTGAGCGAATAGAATGTTGTTGTTTTGTCGATGCGATCGCTAAAGCATATTCATGAGTAAATTCCAGCACATCAAACCCAACCTCTTTTAATCGCGTATCATCCAGGAGGTTGAAGGTGCGAACAGCACTGAGCAGGTTTGCGATGGTTAATGCAAAAGAATCGAGGTCTAAATCATCACATAAAACCTTGTTGTAAGTATTGAGGCTACATGTTTTTGGTGTTGTTTGTAAGGCTTCCATATCATCACCATGCAATTCTAAGTTGAAGTTAATCAATATATAATTGATGGTGAGATATTATGTATCAGGAAAACGCGTGTCAATCAAAAATTGATAAACTTGATTTTTTTGTAATGTGTGACCAATAATTTAATTTAAAATCAATAACTAACCAAATCTGTTGATATTGAATGGTACCGATGAGATGACTTTTGACTGGATATATAGCAGCGCCATTCCCTCTTTTTCGATGCTCCATGGCTGATAGTTGGGATTGTCTGATAAGACCATGATCTTGCTTCCAATTTTTTGAAGTCGTTTGATGTAACATTCGCCATCAAAGCAAAATGCATAAATGCCATCACCGTCAAAATAAGTTACTGTTTTATCTAAAAACAGCAAGTCCCCTGGGGAGATTGTTGGGGCCATGCTGTCCCCTCTGGCGTTACCAATTTCTATGTTCTTGAATGCTCTGTTACCGACCAGGCGGCGGGCATATTCAGGATCAAGTTCTATTGAGCGTACAACATCAATTAGATCTCCCCGAACATGAGTTCCGTCGCCGCAGCTGAATTCAACATCCAGTACATTGAACACAACGCTGTCTTCTCTTGTATGGTGTTTTTCAGCTGAAGAAAGTGTTGATGAGGTGTCTTCACCCAAAAACCAGGATTGTGGATAACCACTAATTACTGATAGTTGTGCAAGTTTATCGCTTCTGGGAAACGTCTTTCCTGTAGTCCAGTATTGTACTGATTGTGCGCTTACACCCAGCTTACGGGCTAGTTCAGCCTGACTCCAGCCTTTTGTTTTCAGCATCATTGCTATCCGATTTTCTGTGCTTTTTACATTCTTCATGGTGAGTTCCTGTCGAGGCTTTATACACATAAATATTAACTTGATTTTAGTGTATTCGATCCTTTTGAAACTTGCATGTTAATTTATTCTTGATGTATTCTTGATTTGTAAAGTTAATATTGGAGCTGTGCTGTGATAAAACTGAATGATTACGACATGTTGCGTAAATTGATTCCTCAAAACGCCATAGCAAGATACATCGGTGTTACGCCACAAGCGGTGAACCTGTGGTTTTCTAAAAACTCCGTTCCTTCTCGTTTTGTTTTACGGGTGTGTGAATTAGTTGAATGGAAGGTTACTCCGCATGGGTTAAGACCTGATCTATACCCTTATCCCGAAGATGGAATTCCTGATTCGTTACGAAAATCAAACGGTATTACCAGAGATTAAAGACTGACTGTCACGAGCAGTAACTCACGATGCATACGTTTTGGCGTGAGTTCTGAAATGTCATCCTCAAGGAGCAATCAGATGAATACCGCAATTTTTACCGATAAAGCATCCATGACCAGCGTTGAGATCGCAGAGCTGGTGGGCAGCCGCCATGACAAAGTGAAACAATCCATTGAGCGCCTTGCTGAACGAGGGATTATTCAGCTTCCCCCAATGGGGATTTCTGAAAATATCAATGGGTTAGGTTTAACTCAAAAAAGTAAGCATTATCTTTTCGAAGGTGAACGAGGCAAGCGCGACAGCATCATTGTTGTCGCACAGCTTTGCCCTGAATTCACCGCCCGCCTGGTAGACCGCTGGCGCGAACTGGAAGAACAAATCCGCAAACCAATGAGCCAGATCGAAATGGTTGCTGCAATGGCGCTTGAAGCTGTTCGCCAACAAAGACGTCTTGAGCAGGTGGAAGAGAAAGTCACCCACGTTACTGAAACCGTCGAGAAAATCAAAAGAGGCACCATACGCGATGGTTATGCAGGCTACCGTCAGCTGGTGGCGAAAACGGGTATGTCAGATGCGAAATGCCGCAATCTGGTGAACGCATATCAGATCCCTACCGATACCCATGAATTTATGACGCCGGATGGATTGTTGTCTCGTCGAGCGATTGTTGCAGTAGAACCTTTCATGGCTGCTTTTCATCGCATGATGAGTGAAGCAGAGCCACGAGGTGCACGCTGGTATCACCCGAAAATGGGGTTGTTCCAGGCGCTGGGCTGGCAGGGGTAATTATGCTCACAGGTAACACATGCAAGTACTCAATCGCTGGTTCCGTGATGGAAGGGGACGTCGCGTCCACATTATACGCTGGGAGCCTGAAACACAGCGGGTTATTTACCTGCGTGATGGTTATCCGCATGAATGCTTCAGCCCGCTGTGGTTGTTTCGTCGTGATTTTGTTGAGTGTGAAGCGCCACCAGCATATTGATTCTGCAATTCCGGGACGTTACACTGTTCTGGCACCTTATAAAGCGGGTGCCGGGATTTGCACCCCGGAATTGTCAACGGCGATATACGACGCGCCAGCGTCTTTTTTATCGTCCGCGCTCACGCACGCCAGAATTATGGTGGGCTGGGCAGGGGAGCCGAAAGGCTCGCCGGTCTCCGTTGACGCCGGTAGTGCAAACCCTGTTCAGTCCGCCACCAGCGAGATTTGCACCTCCGGTGGTGGAAGTTTTCCACAGTCAACGGAGGCTGCCATCATGGCTACAGTCCCAGTTTCCCCATACCTCAAAATTGAGGTCGTCAACGGCAGAGCCGTTATATTTTCCCTGTATGTCGCCTGTCACTTTAAGCGCATGCATAAGAACATCGTCGACCGAATCGAATATCTCAACTGCTCACGCGAATTTCTTACCCGTAACTTTATTCCCGGCACTTATCGCGCCTATGGCGATTTAGTGCGTGGTTATTACATCACCCGTGATGGTCTGATGATGCTACAGCTTGGGTTAAGTCTGCGCACCATGCGGTACTACGAGAGCTGTATTGACGCACTCCATGAGGTTGAAACCGTCCAGGGTCACTCCGCGTTCCGTCGTAATCAACGGGAGGTACGCCCATGATTCGCCGTGTCGTTAATTCCCTGTATCACCGATACAACCGTTGCCCCCGTGTGGGGCAGTGGTTCACCACCAGCAACGGCCATGTTCTGCGGGTTTGCCTGGTCAATACAGAAAGCCAGAAGGTTGTCTGCCAGGTTCAGGGACGTACTCACACCCTGAGTTATCCGCTGGTGGCGTTTCAGTCCGGAAAAATGTTTAAACGCCTGGGAGGTGGCTATGCGTCCGTCTGATCTTCTGCTCGATTTTGGACATCCGGTTGCTTATTACCCTGGGCTCGTTAAATACATGGGAAGTCCGCACGCTGTTATTTTCTTTGGTCAGATTTTTTACTGGCAGGATAAAGCACATGCAGCGGAAGGCGTACATAAAACGCGTGAAGAGATACAACACGAAACAGGACTTACATTTGAACAACAGGCTGTAGCGCGTAAGCATCTTGTGTCCAGAGGCATTTTAGTTGAAACCAACAAGCGTCTTGAGCACAAAATGTTCTACCGTATAGATTGTGAGCGCCTTAATGAAATTATCAATGAAAACAATCAGTTTTCCCGAAATGGGGAAACCCGTTTTCGGGAAACTGTAAAACCCAATTTCGCGGAGGAGGGAAAGCCTTCACCGCGGACACGGGAAACCCCTCGCCGCGGTGAAGGGAAAACCAATTTCGATCTTACAGAGAATACAACAGAGATTACTTCAGAGAATACTACAGAGAGTAAAAACACTATTGGCGCATCCGCTGACGCGTCTGCACCAGCACGTTCTGCCCGACAGGAATATTCACCGGAATTTGAACAGGCCTGGCAGGAATATCCCAAACGTGCTGGTGGTAACTCCAAGTCAGCGGCCTTCAAAGCCTGGAAAGCCCGAATCAGGGAAGGTGTGACACCCGAAACCATGCTCGACGGTGTGAAACGCTATGCTGCCTGGGTGCGTGTCTCTGGAAATACCGGTACCCAGTTCGTGAAGCAGGCGTCGACGTTCTTTGGACCCGATCGTCATTTCGAGGAATCCTGGCAACAGCCAGCAGCCCCCGGAGGTGGGCGGGGCAAAAGCCTCCCGATCTCGGGATTCAGTGAACAGGACTACGGCTCAACGAACTTCAACTGGTGATTTTGTGGGGAGGGTGAAAATGATTAATTTCCTGAACAAACAACACATGCAACACGACAAAGCGCAGTTACTTAACCGCAAGGCAGACCTGGAAGAGGAGCTGGCATTTGTCCGTGGCGGAAAGCGTCCGTGGCGCTGTGAGCATTGGGTGCAAAGCACTGAGACGGTGTCCTGCGGGAAACACGGAAAATACACGCGCTATGTGCTGACGGGCCCGGATGTAAGGGGGAAAGCTGTCAAACGGGTGTCCGGTTGCCTGTCCTGCCTCAGTGAGGAGCTGGGCCGCGTGTATGACGAATTACGCGCCCTGAAGGTTCGTGAATTACTCGATCAGGCCGGTATTGCCCGCCGGTTCCAGGACTGTGAGTTTGAGAATTATCAGGCGGTGAATACTGACGCACAGAAAAACCTTGAAGCCTGTCAGCGCTATGCCGCTTCCTGGAAGAAATGTCTCGCTGCAGGCACCAGCATGGTCATGATTGGCAATTGTGGTACCGGTAAAAATCACCTGGCTGTATCAATGGCAAAAAATATTATTCGCCACCACCAGGCAACCATAGAAATCACGGATGTGATGCGGCTTACCCGTGCGGTGAAAAATACCTGGCGCCACAACTCTGAGCGCACTGACGATGAAGTGATTAATCATTTTGCATCGCTGGATCTGCTTATCATCGATGAGGTTGGTGTGCAGTTCGGCACGCCTACAGAGATAACCATCCTGCAGGAAATCATAAATGCGCGTTACGAAAGCGTTTTACCGACAATTTTGATCAGCAACCTGACGTTTGAACAGCTTAAGGAATCCATTGGTGAACGGATTGTGGATCGCGTTACTGATGGTGGGCGTAACTGCCTGGTGTTTGGTTGGGAAAGCTACCGTGCGCATATCAGAGGTGTGGCAGCATGACAAACCCGACAAATCCGGCGTGGCGTAATGATGACCTGGAAGGAGCTGTCATTGGCGCGTTTTTTCTGCGTGGGGCTGATCCGGAAGTGATGGATATTCTGGCCACATTGTCGGCGGACGTTTTTTCTGCACGACAGTACCGGGATATTTACGCGGGAATTTGCAGACAGGCCCGTGTATCCGGCGTCATTGACCCCGTACTGCTGTGCAATGAGATGCCGGAACTTGCCCCGGTGATTACCGACACCGGACGCAAAACCTGGGTGAAGTCTTCACTGGAGCACTATGTCGCAGCGTTGCGGCGTAATGCCGCACTGCGCGATGCAGAAAAAACACTGACTGAAGCATTACAGAATTTACGTGATGCGTATACCTGTGAAGCAGCCGAGGATGCCCTGAAGGATGCGCAGAACATGATGGCCTCACTGTCGACCGGAAAGGGCGTCATTCAGCCGGTTCACATTGATGATGTCCTTCCGGAAGTGGTCGACCGTGTTGAATGCCGCAATCAGGGACTGGAGAAATCCAGGGCGCTGATGACCGGTATTGATGAACTGGACGCAAAAACGGGCGGTATGGAGCCAGGCGACCTGGTATTCATTGCGGCTCGTCCTTCGATGGGGAAAACCGAACTTGCGCTGGATATCATCGACAAGGTGACTGAGCAGGGGCATGGCGTGCTTCTGTTCACCATGGAGATGGCGAACATCCAGATTGGTGAACGTATGGTGTCTGCAGCAGGGGGAATGCCGGTATCCCGTCTTAAGTCTGTTGCCCGTTTTGAAGACGAAGACTGGGCACGTTTCTCACAGGGCGTGGGACGAATGACGGGGCGTAATATCTGGATGGTGGACCAGGCAAACCTGACCATTGATGAGATATGTGCAACCACGAGGCACCACCGGATGAAACACCCGGAAACGGCGCTGGTGGTGGTCGATTACCTCGGCCTGATTAAAACCCGCAGCACGGGGCGTCACGACCTTGCTGTGGGGGAAATCTCAAAGGGACTAAAAAGCCTGGCAAAATCCGGCGGTTTTCCGCTGATTGCTCTGAGCCAGCTCTCCCGCGGTGTGGAATCCAGACCCAATAAACGCCCCATGAACTCGGACCTGAAAAACTCAGGGGAAATAGAGGCGGATGCAGACATCATTCTGATGCTTTACAGGGATGAGGTGTACAACCCGGAGACACAGGCGAGAGGCATAGCAGAAATCAACATCACGAAACAGCGTAATGGCACGCTGGGTACCATTTACCGGCGTTTTCATAACGGGCATTTTCTGCCTGTGGACCAGGAGAGTGCCCGGATTCTTTCCACTCCCATGACGCCGGGCAATCCGCGCAGATACAGCAATAACCGCATGTCGGGTAGTAAAACGGAGCGTTTATTTTGAACAACAGAACAACCACTGTTTCACCGGAACAACTTCGTCGGCAGGCGCAGGAGATGCTTCGTTGTGCTGAACAGATGGAAAAAACGAGCGTGGCAAAAGATACGCTCCGCAAGCAGCTTACTCCGGCGCTTCGTGATCTGCTGCAGGCAAAACACCGCACACAAAAGGCGGTGGATGAGCTGGTGGATTGCGTGGCGGAACTGGAAGGCCAGGTAAGCCAGTTTGAAACGCTGGTGAAGGAGTTTACTGCGTGATGGCTGAATTTTTTTCTCCTGCGTTCATGCAATACCGTTCGCTGAGGTGACCGTGAGAGCACTGCTGACCCCTGAAATTGCCCCGCGTATGGGGATCGTCTTGTTCAGACCAGGTTCAGAGCTGATGCCCTTGTTTATGCAGGGACGTGTCCTGCTGGAGCCTGAGCCGGAACGCTATTCATCTTTTGCCAGTGGTGCCGTTCCGGCGGCATCACAACCGTTAGCGGATGATCCTGCCGTTCGGGCCGTGTTCCGCAATGAGGCAGTTATTCGTCGTGCTGGTGGCGTGGAATGTCTTGAAAGCTGGTTACTTCGTGAAAAGGGCTGTCAGTGGCCTCATTCCGGATGGCACAGCGAGAACATGACCACAATGCGGCACGCGCCGGGCGCAATCCGTCTGTGCTGGCACTGCGATAACCAGCTGCGCGATCAGTTCACGGAACGGCTGGAATCAATGGCAACGGATAACTGTGCCCGCTGGGTGTTGTCTGTTGTGCGCCGTGATCTTGGTTTTGATGACAGTCACGTTGTGACAATGCCAGAACTGTGCTGGTGGCTGGTTCGTAATGACCTGGCGGATGCCTTACCGGAAAGTGCAGCCCGTAAGGCCCTGAGATTACCGAAGCCTGTTTTGCCGTCTGTCACCCGGGAGAGTGACCTTGTGCCTTCGGTTCCTGCCACCAGCATTATCCAGGATAAAGCGAAAAAGGTGCTGGCGCTGAAAGTGGATCCGGAGTCGCCGGAGTCTTTTATGTTACGCCCCAAACGTCGTCGCTGGGTTAATGAAAAGTACACGCGCTGGGTTAAGACGCAGCCGTGTGCATGTTGTGGTAAGCCAGCCGACGATCCGCATCACCTGATTGGTCATGGTCAGGGTGGAATGGGTACAAAAGCGCATGACCTTTTTGTGTTGCCTTTGTGCAGAAAACACCATGACGAACTGCATGCGGATACCGTGGCATTTGAAGAGAAGTATGGTTCCCAACTGGAGCTGATATTTCGTTTTATCGATCGCGCACTGGCGATTGGTGTGCTGTCCTGATTTTTGTGGAGAAAGTTGATGCGTGATATTCAGATGGTTCTTGAACGCTGGGGGGCATGGGCGGCAAGTGGTAACACCGGGGTGGACTATTCTCCGATCGCTGCCGGATTCAAAGGCCTTTTACCATCTACCACTAAACCACGTCCAGCCTGCTGCGATGATGACGGACTTATCATTGAAAACTGTCTTGCACGTCTGAAGCAGAAAAAACCTGAGGAGTATTCGCTTCTCATTGCTCATTATTTGTTGCGAATATCAAAAAGACAGATAGCCAGGACGAGAAAGAAAAGCGAAAAAGCAATACGAATTGAGATGCAGATAGCCGAAGGGTTTATTGACGGATGTTTGTCTGTGCTGGGGGTAAGACTGGAGATGGACGACTGGCTGCTAAAAAAGTAAAAAATGATTAGTGCGGTCCGCAAAAAGTATGTCAGTATGTTAAGAGTGGTTACTTTGCCACACAGCTTAAACCCGCCGCGAGCGGGTTTTTTTATGGCTGAAATCGGTCCTGTACAGTAAACGCGCTGGTGGCGGTGAATACCGGTCTTTCAGCTTGCTGGCTTTTTTGACAAGAGTTATTGGTGTGTCACGTTAACCGGAAAAGGGAAAAAGACATGCTGAAACAGCAGGATATGACCGAAACCGCCAGAGTGGTGTTTAATGAATTAAGCGTCACCGAACCGGCGACAGTCGGGGAGATTGCACAGAATACTTACCTTTCACGCGAATGCTGTCAGTTAATACTGACCCAGCTTGTTATGGCGGGTCTGGCAGACTATCAGTTCGGTTGTTACAGACGCCTTCAGTCCTGAAGGCTTTTTTATTTGTGGTAAATGGGCGGCTGGTGGGTGTTAGGGCACTCACCAGCCATCTGCTCATGCGTTGGGGTCACAAGCAAACCTCAGGCCCATCTGCTTTGCGCAAAAGCAGAATGAGCCTATCAGAGAAGTGCTTATTGATCTATGGCTAATACTGTAAAAATATCCAGTTGTGAGTTAATCAACGCTGATTGCCTGGAATTTATCCAGACCTTACCGGAAAACTCTGTCGATCTGATAGTCACAGACCCGCCATACTTTAAAGTGAAGCCTGAGGGCTGGGATAACCAGTGGAAGGGCGACGATGATTACCTGAAGTGGCTGGACCAGTGTCTGGCGCAGTTCTGGCGGGTGCTGAAACCTGCCGGAAGTCTTTACCTGTTCTGTGGCCATCGCCTGGCATCTGACATTGAAATCATGATGCGTGAACGCTTCAGTGTACTGAACCATATTATCTGGGCGAAGCCGTCCGGACGCTGGAACGGGTGCAACAAGGAAAGCCTGAGGGCGTATTTCCCCGCCACAGAGCGCATTCTGTTCGCGGAACATTATCAGGGGCCGTATCGTCCGAAAGATGCCGGGTATGAGGCGAAGGGCAGGGCACTGAAACAGCATGTGATGGCCCCGCTGATTGCTTACTTTCGTGATGCACGTGCTGCCCTGGGGATAACGGCAAAACAGATTGCTGATGCCACAGGAAAGAAAAACATGGTGTCGCACTGGTTCAGTGCCAGTCAGTGGCAGCTGCCGGACGAAAGCGATTATCTGAAATTACAGGCGCTGTTTGCCCGGGTGGCAGAAGAGAAGCATCAGCGGGGTGAACTGGAAAAGCCCCACCACCAGCTGCTGGAGACGTATACTTCACTGAACCGGCAGTATGCGGAACTGCAGAGTGAATATAAGCATCTGCGGCGGTATTTTGGCGTGACGGCGCAGGTGCCGTACACGGATGTGTGGACGCATAAACCGGTGCAGTACTATCCCGGGAAACATCCGTGCGAAAAACCGGCAGAAATGCTGCAGCAGATAATCAGCGCGAGCAGTCGTCCGGGTGACCTGGTTGCAGATTTTTTCATGGGGTCGGGTTCGACAGTCAAAGCAGCGATGGCGCTGGGGCGTCGTGCAACTGGCGTTGAGCTGGAGACTGAGCGTTTTGAGCAGACGGTCAGGGAAGTACAGGATTTAGTCAGTCAGAAAGGATGATATTGCAGGATTAGTTACGTACCGTTATTATCCTGCGCCCGGCCCTTTAGCTCAGTGGTGAGAGTGAGCGACTCATAATCGCCAGGTCGCTGGTTCAAATCCAGCAAGGGCCACCATATCACATACCGCCATTAGCTCATCGGGATAGAGCGCCAGCCTTCGAAGCTGGCTGCGCGGGGTTCGAGTCCTCGATGGCGGTCCATTATCGTTATTCAGCGTTGTTAGCTCAGCCGGACAGAGCAATTGCCTTCTAAGCAATCGGTCACTGGTTCGAATCCAGTACAACGCGCCATATTTATTTACCAGGCTCGCTTTTGCGGGCCTTTTTTATATCTGCGCCGGGTCTGGTGCTGATTACTTCAGCCAAAAGGAACACCTGTATATGAAGTGTATATTATTTAAATGGGTACTGTGCCTGTTACTGGGTTTTTCTTCGGTATCCTATTCCCGGGAGTTTACGATAGACTTTTCGACCCAACAAAGTTATGTCTCTTCGTTAAATAGTATACGGACAGAAATATCGACTCCTCTTGAGCATATATCTCAGGGGACCACATCGGTGTCTGTTATTAACCACACCCCACCGGGCAGTTATTTTGCTGTGGATATACGAGGGCTTGATGTCTATCAGGCGCGTTTTGACCATCTTCGTCTGATTATTGAGCAAAATAATTTATATGTGGCTGGGTTCGTTAATACGGCAACAAATACTTTCTACCGTTTTTCAGATTTTACACATATATCAGTGCCCGGTGTGACAACGGTTTCCATGACAACGGACAGCAGTTATACCACTCTGCAACGTGTCGCAGCGCTGGAACGTTCCGGAATGCAAATCAGTCGTCACTCACTGGTTTCATCATATCTGGCGTTAATGGAGTTCAGTGGTAATACAATGACCAGAGATGCATCCAGAGCAGTTCTGCGTTTTGTCACTGTCACAGCAGAAGCCTTACGCTTCAGGCAGATACAGAGAGAATTTCGTCAGGCACTGTCTGAAACTGCTCCTGTGTATACGATGACGCCGGGAGACGTGGACCTCACTCTGAACTGGGGGCGAATCAGCAATGTGCTTCCGGAGTATCGGGGAGAGGATGGTGTCAGAGTGGGGAGAATATCCTTTAATAATATATCGGCGATACTGGGCACTGTGGCCGTTATACTGAATTGTCATCATCAGGGGGCGCGTTCTGTTCGCGCCGTGAATGAAGAGAGTCAACCAGAATGTCAGATAACTGGCGACAGGCCCGTTATAAAAATAAACAATACATTATGGGAAAGTAATACAGCTGCAGCGTTTCTGAACAGAAAGTCACAGTTTTTATATACAACGGGTAAATAAAGGAGTTAAGTATGAAGAAGATGTTTATGGCGGTTTTATTTGCATTAGTTTCTGTTAATGCAATGGCGGCGGATTGCGCTAAAGGTAAAATTGAGTTTTCCAAGTATAATGAGGATGACACATTTACAGTGAAGGTTGACGGGAAAGAATACTGGACCAGTCGCTGGAATCTGCAACCGTTACTGCAAAGTGCTCAGCTGACAGGAATGACTGTCACAATCAAATCCAGTACCTGTGAATCAGGCTCCGGATTTGCTGAAGTGCAGTTTAATAATGACTGAGGCATAACCTGATTCGTGGTATGTGGGTAACAAGTGTAATCTGTGTCACAATTCAGTCAGTTGACAGTTGCCTGTCAGACTGAGCATTTGTTAAAAAAATTTCGCATGGTGAATCCCCCTGTGCGGAGGGGCGACTGGTGTATAAGGTGTCATCTCTGACGACAACCTGGATCGAGATACGCGGGTTCAGGGACACCGGACTGAACTCACCGGGAGGCACCCGGCACCATGTTCATGGTGATACAGAAATGCGGCTTCAGCCCCTCTCCGGAGGGGCTTTCTTATGGACAAAAAAGCCCGCGCTGGGAGACGCGGGCGGCAAGGAATAAACAACAAAACGTGAAGTAATATTTCAGCTGGCGAATAATACCCCATGGTAATCACTCTGCGCAACTGCGCGGCCTTTTTCGAATTGCGGGCTGTAAGTCTCCCTTCTGCCATTGTCCTGTAACTTCCGGACTTCAGCCCGCTCTTTATCTGATTCAGTACACTATCCCGGCCGGGAGGATTCATGACATTTAAACATTACGATGTGGTCAGGGCGGCATCGCCGTCAGACCTTGCTGATGCACTTGCGCAAAAAATTCGTGAAGGATGGCAACCATACGGTGGGCCGTTTTCTTCGTATACGGATGATGGCGCAGCACTTATTCAGGCGATTGTCGCAGAAGGTGATGTGAGCACACCTGTTGTGGTGAAGCCGACAGGTGGAGAAGGTGCAGTAATCAGTGCCACCAGCGACCCGGAGTATTACTTTGTTGTGGTTCTGGCAGGGCAGTCAAACGGCATGTCGTATGGTGAAGGTCTTCCGCTGCCGGAGACATATGACCGTCCGGACCCGCGTATTAAGCAGCTGGCGCGCCGCAGTACGGTGACACCGGGCGGTGCAGCATGCAAATATAACGACATCATTCCGGCGGACCATTGTCTGCATGATGTGCAGGACATGAGCCGCCTTAACCATCCGAAAGCGGACCTGTCAAAGGGGCAGTACGGAACCGTGGGGCAGGGACTGCATATCGCCAAAAAACTGCTGCCGTTTATACCGGCGAATGCGGGCATTCTGCTGGTTCCGTGCTGTCGTGGTGGTTCAGCGTTCACCACCGGAGCTGATGGCACATACAGTGACGCGAGTGGTGCCTCGGAGAATTCAACCCGCTGGGGTGTGGACAAGCCGCTGTATAAGGACCTTATCGGTCGAACAAAAGCAGCACTGAAGAGGAACCCGAAAAATGTGCTGTTTGCCGTGGTGTGGATGCAGGGGGAATTTGATTTTGGCGGTACGCCGGCAAATCACGCAGCACAGTTTGGTGCGCTGGTTGATAAATTCCGTGCAGACCTGGCGGATATGGCAGGTCAGTGCGTCGGTGGCTCTGCTGGCGGTGTTCCCTGGATATGTGGAGATACGACGTATTTCTGGAAGCAGAAGAACGAATCCACGTACCAGACGGTGTACGGCAGCTATAAAAACAAAACGGAAAAGAATATCCATTTCGTACCGTTCATGACC